GTGACGAGGAAAGACTTTTTAGTGAGGATTTATATTAAGCATTAAAACAAAAAATATGTATCAAGATGAAAAAGAAACAATAATGATGTGGATTGGACTTACAGTTGCCGCTTTCGTGTTTTATTTAATTTGTTTGCCGGGTATAATTACATTCAGGGAGATGTTAGAGCCGGGATATTCACACACGATTTTGTATAAATTTTTAAGCCTTATATCGTAATGGTAGAAAACAAAAGTATCAGAAAAGCAATGAAACTTTTGGAAGTCGATGACATCGACGAGGATTTTAAGCGTCAAGCAGAAGAAGAAAAGGCTTATAGGCTTTCAAAAAACAAATATCGCTATTACGAGCCAAACGGTAAATGTGAGGAGTATATTCAGGCCGTTGGAAATGGAGAGTATTTCGTGGTTATGTTCTCGGCGGCCAATGGTGTCGGTAAAACAGCAGTGTCGGCCAACGTAGTTGCAAACATAGTCTTTGAAAATCTCAATCCATATTTTGATTATCCGCTTTATAACAATTGGCCTTTTCCAAAACAAGGTCGTATTGTTTCCTATCCGGCAAACATTGAGGGAGTTGTTGGCGCTTTGGAGGAATGGCTACCGCAAGGAGAATATACGACAAGCAAAGCAGGCAAGGCTTTCAAGAGTAAATGGCAAGCTAATAATGGTTGGAAGTGGGACATAATGACCACCGAACAGGATCCGAAAGAATTTGAGGGTCCGACGCTTGGCTGGGTATGGTTCGATGAAATTCCAACCAAAGCTATTTATAAGGCTTGTGTTTCTCGTATGCGTAAAGGTGGTGTTATTTTTATATCCGCAACACCTTTGGAGGGTTCCGGTTGGTTGTATGACCACATCGTAGAGGCTCACAGCGACGATGAGGACCCGGAATTGGACGCTTTGGCCAAAGGACAGCGTTTGAACATTGAGGCAGGCGTAGAGGCCGCCTGTAAGCAACACGGAGTGCGTGGACATCTTGAACACGATGACATTCAGAAAATGATTGCAGAATATGACGAAGACGAAAAGCAAGCTCGTGTCTTTGGTAAATTTCAACACTTGGCCGGATTGGTATTTAAGCAATTCAGTCGAAAGATTCACGTCATAAAACCTTTTGAGATAAGTTTCAGGAATTTCACAGTTTATCACTTCTTGGACCCGCACAGGAGAAACGAGGACGCCGCAATGTGGGTGGCAGTTGATCGGCGCGGGACAAAGTATGTTTGCGATGAGCTTTATATCAAATGCCAAAATGGGGTTGAGGAGCTTTCGCAGTTGATTAAGAATAAAAATGAGAAATACAGGGTTGTTCGTAAAATGGCCGACCCGTGGATATTTTCAGAGGACGAATTGACGCAAAGAAAACTGTCAGATGATTTCTCGAAATATGGGCTTGATTATTTGCCGGCAACCAAAGCAAGAAGCTCGGCCGACAAAAAGATTGAAAATGCTTTAACTTATAACCAGCTACCGACGGGGGAATTTATAAAGCACCCGGACGTCTTCATTTTCAATACTTGCCACAGGACGATTTTTGAAATGGAGCATTATCGTTGGGACGAATGGTCAGGAAAAACAGGAGACAAGCGAGACCGAAAAGAAAAGCCGGTTGATAAAGACGACCATATGATTGAAAACCTCGGGCGATGTCTTATGCAGGAGCCGGTTTTCGTTCCTTATGAGAATAGATTTGTGGACACAACCAAAGGGATTGAACTTGACCCGTATGATAACCCTATGGCTTGATTGTGTTTTTTGAAAAAGTATGCTATAATTTGGATATGGAAATTCGCGTTTTACAAACAACTAGATACCGGGACCATTTGATTTATGTCCGGCGTCTCAATTTAGAAACATTCGAGTATCTCGTCGTGATTCGCGGTGAAATTTATGCACACCCGTTTACGTTCTCACCAAGATTGTTTCAAAGACTTTTGCACGGATTCCTTTTTGCGAAAGATGTTTACACAGAAAAAGAGTTGATGAAAGCGGTTGCAGTTGTGAGAATGGGAGCAACTACGCTAATTGATATGAAGTTTGACAAGCAGAAAAAAAGCCAGCCTGTCAAAATTTCAATTAAAGATTTAGAAAATGGAGAAAAACCAAAATCAACTCGATCAAGAAAAGGAAAAGATAATCAATCAGATAAAAAATGATTCTCTGATAATCGAACTTTTACGACGGGGTTTTGGAGAAATAACAATAAAAATACAAGACAGCAAATTTGTTTTAATAGAGCATAATTTCAAAAGCAGACCGCAGAATTGAGTTTATACGCTATCTTTTCGCCTAATATCCTTGCGGAAATTGGGCGCATAAACTCAAAATAAAAATTTAATATCGCTTGACGAAATAACTTCGAGGGCAACAATCATTCGTGATTAGTTGTCCTTTTTTTAACAAAAACTTATGAAAAACAACAAAGCAAACAGACCGTCCCCGATGATTCATCTTAACGCGTATGACTGGCCAAACCTTAAAGAGCATAAGGTTGGTGATAAAGTCCAGCTTATTATCGAGGCGGAAATTACCGGAATGAACAAAGAGAGCGATTACTACTTCGACGGACCAATGGAAGACGGCGAGAAACGACCGAAAATTTTGCGTGGTTCAATGGAAATCAAAAGCATAAAAGACAAAGAGTTTAAAAATTTCGAGGAGGAAAAGGCCTATCGCCTTTCTAAGCGAAATAAATAAAATATGCCAAAGGCTAAAACACAAAAAAACCAAGAGAAAGCCGAGGAGAAGAAACTCGTTTATAAAGAAAACGACGGCACAGAAAACTTGGCTCAAGAAAATGAACGGTTATCAAAGACCGATTTTACCAGTTTGATAAATCAGGTTCAAGCCGAGTATAAGATGTCTTGGGATTTTATGAAGCCGAAACTTGATGAGTGGGCTATTCGATTGAAACTTTACAATAACCAAAAGAGAGACAAAGAGGCTGTCGGTGATCCGTTGATGTTCACAGTTCATCAAACAGTCCTTGCTTCGCTTTATAGCGACCGTTTGACAAGTGAGTTTTCCGGCCGTGAGGAGGGAGACGAAGATGTGGCAGATAACTTGAATGTCCTTGCTCAATTCGATGAGGACGATATGCAGAAAGACATTTTGGATTATGAGTGGGATTGGGACGCGTCTTTCTTTGGACGTGGCCTTTGTCTTTTTATGGGATTCGACACTAAGACAAAAACGCCTATCCCGGAGGTTATGGATATGATGACTTGGTTGCGCGACCCGAAAGCGAGAAGTGTAAACGGGGACCGCTGGGGTCGTGGTTCAATGAGATTCGGAGGACGAGAAATCAACCTCACGAAAGACCAAATGAGAACGGCAAAGGTTTATTTCGATTTTGATAATTTAAAAAAGGACGGCAAAGACATAAATTCAGTTTTGGACCGCAATCGTGAATTACGCGCAGAAGCGCAAGGATTCAACAATCCGGTCAAGGACGCGGTGGACCTTGGAGAAAATCAAGATTACAAAGTGCTTGAATGGTTCACACACTGGAAAGGCAACAAGGTTCTTGTGGCTTTGGCAGAAAACAGAAAAAAGGTCATTCGTCTCACAGTTTTGGGAAAGAGCAATGATTTGTGGCCAATTATAGACCGCGCAATTTATCCTATGGCGCACGATTGGGACGGTGTTTCTATCCCGGACCTTACAGAAGACAAACAGAGAGCGCGATCGGTTTTGCAGAATTTGGGATTGAAACAGGCGAAATCGAATTTGCACCCGATGTATTTGTTCAATACAACGAAGATTAAAAACAAGGCAGATTTGAATTTTGAATTTAATAAGTTTATTCCAGTTGACGGCGATGTTTCCGGCGCAGTCCAGCCAATGAACAAGGACGCCGTGAAACAAGAGGCAAGCTGGATTTTGGAAGTTTTGGACACAGCAGCCCAAAGAGCGACAGCAACCCCGGAAATGCAACAGGGAGTGCAGAGCGAGGAAAAGAGAACTGCCAGCGAAATCAATTTGGTTGCTTCAAAGGTGGATACACGCTACTCATTGAGCGCAAAGATATTCGGTTGGTCCGAAAAGAGGTTTTGGCAACAGTGGTATCGCATTTATAAAAGAAGTTTTGCCGCACAGATTCACGAGAAATCAATTCGCGTCGTAGGTGCTACAAGCTCACAGTGGAGAAAATTGACCCGTGAAAATATCATAATGCAGACAGACCCGGACGTGAGGATCGAGAGCAAGATTCTTTCAGAGGAGAAAAGGATTCAAAAATTGCAGATGTTCCGCGCTTTCGTCAAAGATGTTTTGGCGGTTGCTGGCCAGCAGGCAAATTTGCGTTTTGCTTTGAAAAGGCTCGGTAAATTGTCCGGTTTGATGAAAGATGAGATTGACCGCATTATCCCGCCTAATGTTGATGAAATGGACGCAGAGGACGAAAATGACGAACTTAACAATAACAAATTGGTTGAAGTTGACCCAATGGACGACGATATGGTGCATATAGACGTCCACAATAAGGCGTCAGACACGGAGTGGAAAGAGAAACACATCAAAGCCCACAGAAAGAATATGTTGCTTAAAAAGACGCGTCCTGAATTGTTCCCGCAATTACAGAATCAAACTGATCCGAACGCGGTTGCAAATATAATGGAAAAATTGAATGGCGTGACGGGGGGAATGAAACCAGCTAACGGGCAAAACCCGGGCGGGCAAGTTCCTCAACCAATGCCAGCAATGTAAAAATTTAAAGAAATCGCCTTATGAGTAAAAAACAAAAGAAATTATCAGAAAGAGCGCCGCTCGAAATCATTGAAGATTTACAGGTTATGCAGGCAACGGTCGGGTGGGCAATAATTTTGGAGATGATAGAAGCGAATATCGAGACCCTGAACAATATGATTTTGAATAAGACCGAAGACGGGAAGCCGGAGGGCAAGCAGATTGATGACCACGAAGTAGATTTATTGAGATTTAAGAGAGGATATTTGCTCGATTTGAAAAACATTCCGCAAAATATGATTGATAAATTGAGCGATGAAGACGCAGAGCCGGAGAATTTTGACCCATATTTCAAAGACGCAAAGGAAATTATAGCAGAGAGAAGAAAGCAAAAAAGCAAGTAATTTTACAACTTCATAGAATTATAGGCTTTGTCTAGCTGTCCTTTATCCCCTGAATTGGGACTTTGGCGATTTCCACTTTTTCGGGGAACGCTTCGGCGTTGGACTGCTGGACTAAGCCTATAAGGCTTACCGGCCCTAGTGGCCGAGCTAACCAATCCCTCAATGTAGTTTATTCGGCATTTTCTACAAAGAGGCGTAAATTAAAAAACTATGCCAGAAGAAAAAAACACCGCAGGCGCGGGAAACGGTGGCGGGGAAGGCGGAAACGCTGATGACCAAAACCAAAACGGCGCAGGCGAGAACGGTGATCAAAACACCAATGACGGTTCCGGCGACGGAGACGGCAAAAACAAAGACGGCGACGACGACGGTTCATCTAACGACGACGGCGACGATAAGGGAGACGACAAGGGTTCCCAAAACAAAGATGACGACGGCGATGATGAGCCGGCGGTCCGAAAAAGGAAATCTGCCAAAGATTACATCATTGAGCGCCAAGCGCGCAAAATTGAGAAGCTGAAAGGCTCCAAGAACGATGATGACGGCGGTTCCGGCGATGACGACGGAGACGGCGAAATCGACCAGGAGGACGAAAAAATCATCAACAAGGTCGTTGATAAAAGACTTGCTCCGATCTTTAAACAACAGGCCGAGGCCGAAGATGAGCAAGAAGTCCAGCAGTTTATAAAGGATAACCCGGACTTTAAGCCCTATGCGGACAAAGTTCGACGGGATATGAAACACCCGTCACGTTCGCAAGTGCCTATTAAGGATTTATTCTACGCCGCCGCGGGGGATAACCTTATGAAAATCGGCGCCAAGAGAGCAGAAAACGCTAACGATGAAGCGAATCGCGGAAACGCTGGCGGAGGTTCATCTCGTGGCGAAGAAGACGGCGGAAAAGTCGATTATTCAAAATCGGCTATGTCCGACGAGGAGTTCGAGAAAAAGCGTGAAGAAATACGCCAAAAAGCTCGATAATCTAAGTTAATTCGTTTAATTTAAAAAAAATGCCTAACACAACCAGAACGGAAATTTCGGCAGAAAACCAATCGTTTTATGACCGAAATCTCCTTGACAGAGCGTTGCCTGAATTGGTGCATACTATGTTTGCACAGATTCGAGACATTCCGCGTAATGCTGGAACTGGAACAATTAAGTTCCGCAGATACGGAAGTCTTACAGCCGCTACCACAGCCCTAACGGAGGGTGTCACACCAGCAGGAAGTCAGTTGTCCATCACTGATATTACTGCTTCCGTTTCACAGTATGGGGATTTCGTGACCCTTACTGATGTAGTTGATTACGAAAGCACCGATCCTGTTCTTATGGAAGCCGGAGAAGTTCTCGGCGAACAGGCTGGCGACACAATCGACCAATTAACAAGAGACGTGTTGAACGCTGGAACTTCCGTTACATACGGAGGAGACGCTACATCAACAGCGGAAGTTGCCGCTGGGGACGTTGTGACCACAACTCTTGTAAATGCCGCCGTTCTTACATTGAAAAACAACAATGCTAAGAAATTGAAAAGAATGGTCAACCTGTCCACAGGATACGCTTCAAGTCCTTTGGACGCCGCTTTTGTTGGAGTTGTTCATACAAACTTGACTGCGACAATCAAAGCGTTTTCCGGTTTCGTTAAAATCGAAAATTATGCCTCCAAAGCGGACATAATGCCGGGCGAATTTGGATATTACAACAATGTCCGATTCATCGAAACGACAAACGCGAAAGTGTTTAGCGCTTCGGGAGCTTCTAGCATTGATGTTTACTCCGTGCTTATCCTCGGAGCCAATGCTTACGGAACTACTCGTATTTCCGGTGAAGCTATGCAGAACATAATCAAGCCTTTGGGTTCTGCCGGGACTGCTGACCCGTTGAATCAGAGAATGACAACAGGTTGGAAAATGACCTTTGTCGCTAAAATCCTCAACAATGATTATCTTCATCGTATCGAGGTAGCCTTGGTGTAATAGCCTAGGCTCTCTTGGTGGGTCCTGAAATCGCCCGCCAAAGTCCCAAATAATTCGTTATAAAGTGAAAACTATGCCTACTAAAAAAACGGTTGCTAAAAAAACAGCGACCAAAAAAAAGGCTACCACGAAGAAAAGCACTGCTTCCAAAGAGGTGAAAAATCCTATTTTGGAAGATGAGGCAACGGAGGAAAAAGAGGCCGACGTGGAGGAGGAAGTTGATCAAGCTGAACTCGAGGAACAAAAAATCGTCGAGAAGCAGGTCAAATCAGTTCCAACCCAAGCGCCTAAAGAAGTAATGAACCCCGTTAGTCCACAGACCGCTAGTCAAGATATGAAAGAGTATCTTGACCGTGTAGCTCGCACAAGGGAAAAATTGATGAATGGGCCTCAAACTCAATTCGTCATTCCTTTGGCCCCCGGTGAAAAAGTCGGGGCTGTCGAAACGGTTTCTATCAACGGCTGGAAGCTAACCATTAAAAAAGGTGCGTTAGTCACAATCCCGGTCGCTGTAATGCAAGTCTTGGCAAATTATTACAAGGTTTCTACGGAAGCCGGACAAGACAAGCTGATTGATCGTGATGACAGGACATTGAACGCTCTTGGATAATTGAATATAAGGAAATCGCCGTTGGGGAAACTCAACTAAAAAATTTAATTCGTTTATAGCTTTAAAGAAATGGCTAAATCAATCACAAAAGGCAACGGTGGGCTTTCAAATCAAGATATGAGAAATGCCCTTACGAAACTACAAATCAACGCAGTTGATATGGTTCTCAACACTGCTGGCTTGGCGATTGGTTCTTCTGCAAAGGCTAAGGTCAAGATTGTAAACACTATCTACGCAATGGTGGACGGTGTAATCGCTAAAAAGACCACTGCCGAAATTGCATTATCAGGAACAGTCACAAACGCTAAATTCAATATGTTTGTGCTTTCAATGCAAGCAGACGGGACCGTCACGGCTACTATGGGAACCGAGGGCGCTACAATTGGCGCAGTAGTTTTCCCAACCGTTCCGTCGAGCGAGGTTGTTATTGGTTTCGTGATCGTTAATCCGACCGGAACTGGAAACTTTGTTGGTGGGACAACAGAGTTGGACGACGCGACAGTTGTTCCAAACGCTGTCTATGTCAATACTCCTTACCCTTTCAACCCAAACGCTTTGTCTTTATAGTCAAAGCCTCGGAAATCGCCAGAAATCGCCATATACGCAATTAAACACAAGAATCTATGAATTATGTAAATTTCGCCAAACTTTGCAGATTTTACGCCACAGGAAGCGAATCAGACACCGACAATTTGCCGGATAGTCTCTTGCTTGTTTTGGCTAATTCCGCAAAAGACACGCTGGCGCAAGAAATTGCCAAAGCCAACGAGGACATTTTCGGGACGACCTACAAGAAAAACCTCGAAGCTGACCGGCGCGCTTATGCTGTCCCGGACGAAATTTTGAACAATATAAAATCGGTCGAGGCCATATTGGACGGCTCTAATCAAGTGCGCTTAGTGCCTTTCGATTTGAACTCTTGGAAAAAACCAACTGACGAGGACAATATAAGACTTTATTTTGCAGATAAAAAACCAGCCTATGATATTTACGGCCGGGAAATTGTGCTTTATACCGGGGACGCCATAATTGCCGTGACGAATGGACTTATTTTGAAAGCGATAATTTATCCGGCAGATTTCACAGCATTTTCTTCAACGACTGATATGTCGGTGGATCCAAGCGAATACACGTTTGGATTTCCTCGACAATTCCACGAATTGCTTGCGAGACTTGTTTCGATAACTTATAAGCAAGGTCAAGACAGGCCAAAGAAATTATCCGAAAAAGAATTGGTCTTTGAATCTGATTTGGCCAAGGCAGTTGCCTCAATAAAAAATGGAAATTTGGACCAGTCAACGGTTGGAGACGTCCCGTATAATGACGGCTCACAATACTAAATAATTTAATTAAAACAACAAAAATATGCCAATCGTAGCAACAGACATCAAAATCTACCTCTCGGGAGGTGCTGGAAACAGCGACCCAAATGCCGCTTTGGGAGACGCTATTTCGACAACTGAATTGGTCGATAATTCTTTAAACAATCTTTTTGCCTTGGCTTCCGCTTCGGAGGTTGACGCCGGTTCGGTCAAATATCGCGCGGTGTATATCAAGAATACTCACGCGACTTTGACATTGACCAATCCAAAGGTTTATATCGACACGAACACAACATCGCTGACAACCAACGCGAAAATAGCCTTGGCAGATGAAACAGGTTCTCCAATTGAAACAATTGCGAATGAAGACACTGCACCGGTTGGACCGACTTTCTCAACGGCTGACGGATATGCCAACGGTTTGAGCTTGGGTGATTTGGCTCCGGGAGAAACAAAAGCGATTTGGATTGAATACACAATCACAGCAGGAACAGAGGCGGTCGATGATTCGCTTATAATCGGAGTAAAAGGCGAAACGCAAGCCTAATAATTTAATTGAAAAAATATGCCAATAGCAAGAGTTGACAGAGTAAAAGAACAAACAACCACAACGGGGACCGGGACAATAACCTTAAACGGAACAGCCCCGACAGGTTTTCGTATCTTTTCCGGCAACATTGCTGACGGCTACACGGTTAGATATTTGATTGCAAATTCTGATCAATCGGAGTGGGAAGTCGGGGAGGGTATTTTTACGGCCAGCGGGACAACACTAACAAGGGTGACGGTCTTTGCTTCTAGCAATTCAGGCTCATTGGTGAATTTCTCGGCAGGGACAAAAGAAGTTTCCGCGGTCTTCACTGCAAGAGATATGAGAGGTTTGGATTTCCTAGTTAATCAAGTATTTAATTAGTAATATAAAAAATTATGCCAACAGCAGTAAAAAGAAAATTAAGCGGTTCAACGGACGGTAAACAGATAAAAGTCGCCGCGACCGCGTCCCCGGGTACAACAGTACATACTTCAGTATCTGGGACGACAGACGGAACTTATGACGAACTTTGGTTATGGGCGTATAACAGTGATTCTACAGCCAGAACTCTTTATATTCAATTAGGAGGTACGACTTCACCGGATGATATAATTTCTGTTGTTATCCCAGCTCTTTCAGGATTGCAACTTGTGTGTCCGGGATTGATTTTGCAAAATGGAAGTGTAGTTAGAGCATATTGTTCCGTAACAAATGTTGTTATGGTTAGTGGTTTTGTAAATAGAATAAGTGATTAAAAAAAATGTCTCAAATAGAATTACTAGATCATCCATTATTTAAGGACCCATATCTCGAGGCTTATTATCCTCTAGAGGGAGACGCCAACGATATATCGGGAAATTCAAGGAATGGGACATCATTGTCTTTACTTTTTGGTACATCATACGGAAAGTTTAGGCAAGGAGCAATAACAAATGGCAATCCGTGTGGAATATCAATACCAGTAACAGTCGCCGGAACGATAGGCACAGGTGATTTTGCTGTATCTTTTTGGTTAAACCCAAAAGCACCGGTCGCGACACATTATCCTATGATTTTTGGTTCATTTTATAACAGTGGAGTATATGCAGGGCCAACTATATTTTTTGATCCATTAAATGTTAATGGTGGTGGAAATTCTATAGTATTCAGACTTAGAAATGATAGTCAACAATTTGTTACTACTCCTAGCGCGTCGTCTTTATACGACACTTGGACGCACATTGTTTTCACAAGGATTTCAGGTGTTTGCTATGTATATTACAATGGTTCTCTAGTTAAACAATTTAGCGACAGCTATAATATACCGGTATCTCAAGCGGCTTATCTACTAAGCAGGACGGACAATACTAATCAATCTTTTAATTCTGGAGCAAACGCCGCAAAAGGTGATGATTTCGCGTATTGGTCAAGAGGACTAACTGCCGCAGAAGCATTAAGTTTATATGATTTTCAAGTTGTAAATTACCTAACAAACTATCGCGGAAGAAAAAGAACTCCGGGATTGGTTAGCGTTTAAATTTATGTATGGAGGCAATACTTACGGATCAACTGAATATGGAGCCACAGGAACAAGCGTGCTTTATGCTATCGCGACATTTGTTTTAAAAAGGACGATTAGAGCCTATGTTTCATCAACAAGCACGATAAAAAGAGCAATTTATAATTACATCACACCGCTTACATTCACGCTAAAAAGGACGATTCGGGAATTTGTTTTGAACTCTTGGACATTGAAACGGACAATCAGAAATTTCATCATTCAGACATCGACAATCAAAAGGACAATTAGGCAATTTGCTGTTCAGACATATACCTTGATAAGAGCCTTAAACGGATTCGTTCAGAAATCAATCACACTGAAAAGAACAATTAGAGATTTTATCGTTAAGAGTTTCACATTATTAAGAAAAATTAGGATTTGGTCAAAGGTGGCTAGAACAAACGACGGGGGAGACTGGACCCAGCAATCAAGGACCAATGACGGAAGCGGTTTCACGCAAGTTGCCAGAACAAATGACGGCGACGAATGGAGCCAAGTAAATCGTTCACAAACATAAAAATTATGTCTAAATACATCAGAAACATTTTAATCTCGCTTGACCAACTGGCAAATACCATTTTGGGAGGGGACCCGGACGAAACAATTTCAAGCAGGGTCGGAAAGAATTATCACGGCTCAAAAATTGAGGAGTTAATAAATTATTTCTTTGGTCCAAACCACTGCGAAAATGCGGAGGAGAAAGACGAGGGGAATGACGCAATAATTAAATAACAAAATAAAAAATGGAACAGGAACAAAAGCATTACTGCGTTCAAGCAAAATACATCGAGGCTCACAATCGAGCTTTATTTGGCGATCCAATGAAAGGAGAAAAGGGCGCAATCGAAATGATAAAAGAGATTCACGAAAAATTTGCACATATTGAGCCGTCATTTAATGACGTGATGAATTGGAGGATTTTTTTCAAAAAAGGCAGGGAATTAGGCATTATGGCCGTTTTTATAATTACGACAATAGGGATAATTTCAGGGGCAATTTATACGTTCAAGGAGTGGATAAAGAAGTAGTCCTTTAAAAATTCGGGAGGTGTCAGATGAAACGAATTTGTATCTACTGCAAAAAGAAATTTGGTTGCGTAGTAGGAACGGAGAGCAAGGTTTGTGGACCGGATTGCGACAATAATTGTTCGCAGTCAGAGGACGAAACCCACGGGATTTGTGAGCCTTGCTATCCGGTCGTGCGAGAGCTTAACAGGAAAATAAGGGAGGCCGGGAATGGAGTTCTATTGTGAAAAGAAAAAGAAATATATTCCGAGAAAAAGGGCAAAGAGGAAGTGCATAAAAGTCAACCTCGAAAAGAGAAAGACGATTTGCGCAAGCCTCAAAACAATTTTGACATCTTACGAATTACAACAGATTAACGCCAGTTTTCCGGTAGGTCTCTGGTAGGCGACAAAGCAAAGTGCGCTAAAGCACAAGAGAATTGACTGGATCGCCAAAATTAAAAGACTTACCACTATCGGCGAGGGGAGGGAACCGAAAGGCCCGCGTAAAACATACGTCGGCCTCCTCCCCTCTGCCGACCAATTAGTAATCAAAAAAATTTATGCCAGCAACAGAAAGAAATGTCATCGAAATAAAAAACATCGTCCTTGGCGGTATATCCGACAGCGATTATCTTGGAATTGAAAACAGCGTCTCAAAGCTAGTCGGTTTCAACATTCACGGAACACCGGGACTTATGGTCCCAAATCAGGCCTTGGCCAAGATTTCAGGGACCACAATCACAGAACTTTGCAAGCAAGGAGTTTATGCTTCAAATGGAGAGGTTTATATGTTCTCGGCAGAATCCGGCAAGATTTGGAGAATTAAGGCAGATGATACAGTTGAACTTTGCTACACGACAGCGGCCAGCGCGGGAGAAAGCAAATGTCTTGGAGCGATTGAATACGGCAGTTATATTATTTGGGCCACTCAAAACAAGGTCCATAGGATTTTAACAACCAATGCAGAAAGTGAGGCAAGTTGGACAACTCTTGATCTGAACTGGCAATCTTTCTCGGTTGGAGATTTGGAATATCACCCAATGGAAATTCAAAGCGATGTTCTTTATATCGGGGACGGTTATGAGGTGGCCACAATTGACGAGGCCTACACTTTCACAGCAACCGGAGCTTTGAACATTCAGGTAAAGACAGGAAGCCACAGAATAAGCACGATGATGAATTTCACGACTAGCATTTTATTTGGGACCGTTTCTTTTGCCACTGAAACAGTCTTGGCGCTTTGGAATACTTGGTCAACTCACATCACCGGAAAAGACACTTTGCCGGAGGAGGGAGCAAACGCCTTTTTGAAAATTGATAATTACGCGGTGGCCAGCGTAGGCAAGAAAGGCAACTTTTATTCTTTCGGAGGAAATACGGCCGACCAAATAAGAAGAATACCCGGGGATTGGAGCGGAGCAAAAGAGGCGAAAGTTTATCCCGGCTCAAATGCAAATCGTTTCGGTCTTCCACTTTTCGGAGTTTCAAATGTCAATGGAAATCCTTGCCCGCAAGGTATTTATTCGATTGGAAAATATAGCGCTGGATACAATAGCGTTTTGAATTTTGAATATGCAATATCAACCGGAAACGTCTCGAACGTAGAGATTGGCGCGATTGTCTTGGCTGGATATGATATGTATGTTTCTTGGAAAGATACGACGACCGGAACAGTTTGCGGAGTTGATAAATTGGACCATTCAAACAAAACTGACGGAGCATATTTTGAGACGCGTGTTATTGAAATGAACCCGGACGAAGAAAAAGAATTTGATATTGAGGCATTTTATAAGAGCCTGCCGACAGACACTGACATCACTTTTCAATATCAAAAAAATTATGGAAGTTGGAGCGCAGTAAAAACAATGACAGATGATTCAAGAAGATTAAGAAAACATAACTCGATAAAAATTAAAGCCGCGACTGTGAAATTTCGCATTATTGCGACCGTCAACGGAAATGACGCGCCGGAAATTCGCAACGCTCGCGTGCTATTTGACTAAATGATAACGCCTTTTGAAAATGTGCCGTATGTGGACCCCGCCCAAAGAAGCGAAGATTTGGCGGTTTTGGCGTCTCAAACTGGCGGTCAACAGAAATATGGAAATTTCGAGTATTTGCAGGTAGGCGCAGGCGCAACGGCTTTCAAGGTTGATTCTTCCGGTATGTGGTTAGGGGCTGATACTTTTGCGGCCGCAGATTTTTCTTGCGATATGAACGGAAACGTGATTTTGAATAGCGTCGTGATCAATGGACTAGCAGGCGATATTTTAGCCGGGGCCATAAACGCAGACGGAAATTTCATCAATTACGTTGTTTCGGCCACTCTAAACACGCAAGCAAAAACAATTTTGGGAGAGTTCACTTTCGCAGGTTCCGGGGCAATTGCTATAAAGACTGACGCAGATAATGGGATTTGGATTTCTCCGACAGGACTTTTGGCAAAAAAAGCGGGAGCAAACACTTTCGCAATTGATAATTCAGGAAATGCAACTTTTGGCGGTTCTTTGGTGGCCGCTTCCGGGACGCTTGGAGCAATTACAGTCGGGTCTAACGCTTGGCACGTTGATTCTTCCGGTAATATGTGGTGGGGTTCTTCAACAACTTATGCCGGTGCAACAATAAAAATATCATCGGCCGGAGCGGTTAATTTCACGAGTGGAACATTCTCGGGGACGGTTTCAGGAGCTTCAATCACTGGATCCACTTTCAAGGCGAATGAGGGTTCAGGCGTTGACGTTTGGATTGGAAATGACGGATATATCCGTTTCAGATATGGAAGCGCAAACAAGGCTTATATTTCCTCGGACACTAGCGGTTATTTGGTCTTGGATTCAGACAGCACGATTCACGTTAGAGCCGACAATGAAGTAGCACTTTATTACAATTATGACGGAGGAGGAAATAATTTCTATGTTTTCAATGGAAGCGGTAGCGTAGTCGCAATGTTTTTGGATTCTAGCAACAATATGTATGTTTCGAACGGTGATATTTGGGCGGCTGGAAATATACAATGCGGATCGACATTTATGTCATCAGACGGAAGTTCGGGAGTAAACAAAGGTCCGTATGGTTTCGTGACGGCGGTTGAAAGTTCCCGGGCAAAATTTAGAGAAATAACAGTGAAAGACGGTCTCATCACTAATATCGGCGGAGAGACTGACTGGTTATAGGTATGAAGAAAAACAATATACAATATCGTTTTTCAGTGGAAGAAGTTGAGGCAGTCGCGACACTGATAAAATGGGCGCAAGAATATAAAAAGAAAGAAGCTCGCCCGATAGTTCAGACAGTCGCAAGCGCTTTCAATCGACACGCTTTCGGTATATTAGGAATCGAAAACGACTGTCAAGAAAGCGAAAAATGTGGTATAATTAGTAAAAATAACAATATGCAAATGAGACAGCCAACACAAAAAGAAATCGACAAGATAAAAAAGTCGGTTGAAAATTATCAAAAAGCTAACGAGGCTTTGCTTAAAAAGCACAAGCTAGAAAGTCGAATCGTTATCTCTTTCCCGACACACAGAAAAGTTCCGTTTTTTGGCAGGTTTGCAATGTGGCTTTTGAACAAAAACAGGGCCATTCTTGATTTAGAATTTAAGTCGTTTAAAAAATAAAAAAAGAATATGGCCAATTTATCTTTTGAATACAACGGTAAAACATACAACACAGCGGATCGAACAGTTAAGGGGCAATCCGCTCGTGAGTATTGGGCGTCTATAACCGGGCAGGACAAATCTAAATTTCCCGGTTCTTCCTCGTCGGTTAATAATTTGAATGACGCCAAGGATTTTATAAACAGCGAGCAATATCTCGATACTTCAACATCGGCAAACGCAACCGATATTAGAAAATCATTGAAAACTTATCAAGACATCACAAAGGAAGCGCTCGGATACAGCATTGCAGATTTGAAAGCTCCGGCACTTCCGAACTTCGAGCAGAGTTATTTGCAACTTAGACAGGACAAAGGAATCGACGCACTTGAAACTTCTTTGGGTGATTTGAACTCGCAGGCTGATAGCATAAAAACTCAATTCTATGTGAATAAAAATGCCGAGGGAGCAAAATCAGGAATGACGCCTCAAAACGTAGTTGAGGGGCGTGTAGGGGAACACGAAAAGGCGGCCAATGAAAGGTTGATGATTTTGAATGACCAAATCACTACAATCACGGGGCAATTAAATACTGCTTACGGCGTCATTGATACTATAATGAAATATAAGTCAATGGATTACGACGCCGCCAAAGGAGACTATGACACCAAGTTCGGAAACGCTATGTCGATGATCAATGCAGTCAAAGGAATTGACGAAAGCATTAAGAGCGACAAGGAGCGCCAGCAAGATATTGCCCGCGCCAATGTTCAAGTTATGTATAACGCAATCGCTGAAAATTCCGACGGTTGGGGTTCTCTTTCTTCTTCACAACAAACACAAATCACGAAACTCGAATTGCAGGCTGGTCTTCCTGCTGGATTTTACAAGACAATCCAAAGCAAGAATCCGGGCGGACAAATCGTCACTACCAACAATTACACCGACGCGTCAGGCAAAGAATACTCTGCTGTTGTTCTTCGCGACCCGAAGACTGGACAGCTTACAACTCAAAATATCTTTGTAGGACAGGGAGCGGCCCCGGGAGCAAGCACAGCGGCCAATAATCAAGATAAACAAATCAACTCTTTCAGAAGCGACGCGGCTGATTTGCAAATGAAAATGTCTTCCAACAATCCGACCGATAAGATAACTTGGTCGTCCGCTTGGAATTATCTTCACGCCAAATACCCGGAAGCCTCAACCGAACTTATTGATAACACTTTGGGACTTAACTATCGCGAGAAATACGACAAATAATTTGTGATTTCAAAATAAAATATGTATAAATATAAAACTTGGGACGACGAAAATAAGCGTTTCGGGTCTTCTACCAACGAGATTGGTTCCTCTTGGGAGGAAGCAAACAAAATAGCCAAAACGCAAGTCGAAGAAGCTCAAAAGAGAATCGACGAAGAAAAGGCGCGTCAAGATAAAATCCAAAGTGATAATGAGGCGAGAATAAAGGCAGACGAAAACAAGCCGAGCGTTTGGGACAAGAGCGTCGATTTTGTTTCGAGAAATGCCAGCAAATTAAAAAACTGGTGGGACGATGTTTCTTTTAGGATGAATGAAAAAAGTCTTTTCAATCCCGGACGAGAGCAAAATTATACTGTCGATGAAAAAGGAAAATTAAAAGTTGAATATCCAAGACTTGAAAAATATAATCAAGCAAAAACGGAAGAAGAAAAAGCGCAAATTCGCTCCGAAGCGGAAAAAGCAACAGCCGAAAAAACCCCGCTTATTCAATGGCTCAATACGGAAACGGGAAAGAAAATCACCGGAACAGTGGCAAGCGGAACATCAAATTTGCCGTTGAAAGCGTGGGCTTCATTAAAAGCGATCGGAGACGATACTTTCGACGAGGCATATTCATCTCTTTTAGCAGAAAGAAACGACCCGACAAATCCACGTTGGGAGCGCATACTTTACGGAATACAAGACAGTGGTGTTCAGTCGGCCGTCGGAACACTTCTCGCGATTGGAACATCTATTTTGTCGAGAAATCCAAAAGTCGGCCAGACGGTAGCAATGACATACTTCGCGGCAATCTCGGCAGAAAGTCAAAGACAGGAAAAAGGACAAGTTCAGAACTTGGGGAATATCGCGATTGATACAGTGGGCGACACTGTAATTTCAGGCGTTGCAGAGGCCGCGCTAAAAAGCGTTTTGAAAGAGGGTGGAGAGGCAACGCTTAAAACATTGATGAAAGAAACAGGAAAAGGTTTTTTGGTTGAGGGAACAACGGAACCGGCTCAATCTTTCTTAAAATATGCCAATGACTACAAAAACGCTAAAACGGAAGCGGAAAAGCAGGCAGTCGTCGCAGACCTCACAGATTACGTCAAAAATGGGGGTATGGTGGACGAGTTCTTGATTGGAGGTATATCGGGAGGTATTATCACCGGAACGGCCACAGGCGCCGGTATGGTGGCAGGAAAGGGGCAAGGAGAAGTCAATCCTAGCCTACAACCGAATAAAGCGACCGTCGGAGGAGAGGAAGCGCCAAAAACAGGTCCCAAAGTAGTCGGGGAATTAAACGAGAACTTTTCAGACGTTCGCGATAAAGTGGCCAAGCTGGAAAAAGCAATCGAAACATCAACGGACGAAAACTCTTTGACGGAGCTTGTTGATCTTCAAGACAAATTAGGAGATTATCAAAATGCCGTGAAAGAGCGTCCGCTTTATCTTTCAGATAGTAAGCAGGCCAACCCGCTTGCCGAAGTTGAAACCGTCAAATATCAGGACGGAAAATTTGCTTTTAGATTTTCGGCAGACGTTGGACCGGCTAGTGTTTCCGGTAATTTTTCAAATACCGAATTATTCAATACAAGAAATGAAGCCGTGAAAGCAGGAGCTAACGCGATTATAGATTGGGCTAATAATGAATCAAAAGGAGCAGACCCGGAAGTGCAGGCGAAACTTGATAATTTGACCGCCAAAGTTCAAGAAATAATCGACGGGAAAAATCCTAAACCGCAAGAAGTAAAACCGGCCGAAAATGTCAATCCGGCCGACTACAATGATTTTGAATCTTATTTTACAGAATACGCAAAAACTCTTTCACCGGAACAGCAAAAAATTCTTGAAAATAAAAACACAGTATCATCTCGAGAAATTCGTTATCAGGCATATAAATTTTTCAATAGCGCGCAAGCACAAACAGCGCCGTCTTTCAATGTTGGCGACGAGGTTTCCATAAACACCTTAAACGGAAAAGAGACGGGGAAAATAACCAGTCTTTCAGAAAGTGGAAACGCGATGACAGTCAAAACAAAGAGCGGAAGCTATACGGTAGAATCAAAAGACGTCGAAACAACACAGACGCAAAAGGAAAAAGTGGCAGAAGCAATCAAGGAAAAACCGAAATCAATCAAAGAGATTGCGGAAGAAACAAAAATTTTAGAGCCTAATATCAGGCGTATTCTTGGAGTTGGAGCAAAAGAGGGAACATTCGAGCGCGTTGAAAAGGGTGTCTATATTTTAAACAAGGACGGTCAAGACGTCGCCTTTGTCCATACCGGAGACGCGATCGAAACACTGCCGAAATTGGCCAAGGACGGATTAAAAGCTGATATGATTTTCTTGGATATTCCTTACAAAACCCCAGCCGTCACGGGAGGGAATAGAGGCGTAAAATTTGAAACAATAAGCGTCGATGAATTTAAAACGGTTATGGACGCGGTTTCAAAGATTGCTAGAGACGAAAACACGCCTTTATATTATATGTATTCAAAAGCGCCGTCGGGATTGAAAAAGATGTTGCAATATAATGACGTTTTAATTGAAAAAGGATTTAAGCCAGTGGCCGAGGGAGGGCTTACAAAATTGCAAAAAGACGGGTTGACAGTTGTGAGAAATATGCGCGGTGCTGAAATACCACCGGAGGGAATTATTCTTTTAACTAAGAGCGGAAAATTTGACGAGATAGACGAGAAAAGAAAACTTGATTTTAAACTTATTCGTCCGAAAGGTTATCAAACTGAAAAACCGGCCGAGCTTCTTTCTTCGCTTATAAAGCAAGGGACAAAAAAGGGTGGGACTGTTCTTGATCCGTTTGCCGGTTCAGGCGTGACGGGAGCGGAGGCAGTAAAGGCCGGGAGGAAAGCGGTTCTTGTAGAAAAGAATCAAAAGGCAGTTGATGAGTTTATTAAACCTAGATTGCAGGAAGCTATCAAAACAAGCGAAAATGATTTGCAAAAAGTATATTCCGAAAATAAGGAAAAGGTTGAAAAAGCGCTTTATGAAGTATATGCAGAATTGGATATTGCCGAAGCTGGCCAAAAACATTTTGTTTGGGACGACAATAAGGTTGGAGGAGAGCCAACAGTGATTGGTGAAAAATCAAAATTTCCGCAATGGATACCGGAAGAATATCGCTCGAAAAAACTTTTTGATAAAGTTATGGGGGGGTTGATGAACATTGATGAGGTCTCTTTCCCGGACAAAAACAAAAGCAAACAACGCGAATTTTACAATTTGCTTTTAGATGAAGTTGATAGCCGAGCAGGAATCGACACCTCTAAAATGCGAGAAAATATAATCAATAATTATAATGAAATCTATGCCAAAGAAACAACTCAAAATGCGCAGGAAGCGCAAATTAAAGAAAGCGTTAGTGGAGGCGCTAAAGGAAGCCAAGAGGGAGAAATAAAGGGAATACCGTCGGACGACCTCGGAATGTTCTTGCGTGAAAATATGCAAGGATTTTCAAAAGACTTGAAAAAAACGAGGGAAATATACGACGCAATAAAATCTAAAAAACTTCACAAAAATTATTGGCAAGAAGAACTCGACGCATTGACTGGAAAAAATGAAATCAATGTCGATGATATTTTTGCCAACATAACCGATAAAAAGAAATCGGAAAAACTTTTGACGACTTCACAGGCGAAAGAACTTATTAAAAGAATTACATCGGAAACAAACCCTAACATTCAAAAGGTTTTGACTTTTGAACTTTTCAAATCAATCACATCGGAGAAATTGAAAAACAAAGAACTTTATCAAGGTGGTTGGTTCGACGGTAAAAACACGGTTGCAATGGCTCGCGATATGTCGGAGGAAAAATTTGCCTTGACGCTTAAACACGAAATAAGACACGCCGCTTTTTCATTGCTCGGATCGGAGGACCAGCAAAAAATTGTTGATTGGTATAAAAAACTTTCCAAAAGAGAGCTTGTCAATTTATTTGGAAATGAAACAACATTGAATCAGTATCTTGAAGACCACAAAGGAAAAGACCTCGATAAAAGAATGGCCGACGAAGCAATCAACCGGCAAATTGAAATGAAAGGAAAGTCATCACAAAACAAAATTTTCTTGGCTTACAAAAAGATGATTGAAAAAATCGTCTTGGCATTGAATAATTTGAACAGCAAGATTTTTGAAAAAACTGCCAACAGGATAAAAGTTCAGAACATTTTTGACGAGGTTTTCTCACAACAAGGAGGTTCTCGATTTGCAAGAAGCAAGGGCTATTTGGCGGAGCTTGAAAAAAACGGATTTATGCGCGGACGGATACTCGATCAAGAGACCGGTTTTTCGTCGCGCGGAATTTCATTCGATATAAACCCGGAAGAAAAGACGGACGAGAAGACAGCGAAAGAATTTAGCGAAAATTACGGATACAAACCGACTTTCTATGCTCGCGGTGAATTTGCTGATTTTGAGGAGAAATTCGGCGAGGGAATAGGAGGAATGGAGCATATCAAGCCGCTGGAATTGCCGGAGCTTGTTAAAATGGTCCGTGAGCTTACGGGAGAGTTCCCGGAGGTCAAACGGTCGTTTAGGGGCAATCGCCTCGGAGACGCGCAAACTGGAACGCTACGCGTGCGTATTTTGGCGTCTCTATTCGAAGAAAACAAGTTGAGGGAGGCAAAAGCCGTCTTGGCCCACGAATTAGGCCACGTCGTCGATTTCTTGCCCGATAAGGCAATGAAAAAGGGAAACATTCTTGCTCATATTGCCACACTTTCAAAATACCTGAAACACACCTTGCCGGCCGAAATGGGAGGCGGAAGATTTGGAAAAGCAAGGGATTTGAAAAACGAATTGATTGCGCTTTCCGAATACTGGCACCCATACGATAAGGAAAAGGCGTCTCCGGGATTTATTAAATACAGGGAAAGCAATTCTGAAATTTATGCCGACGCGCTTTCTGTTCTCTTTAATTCTCCGGGACTGTTGCAGGAAAAAGCACCGAATTTTTACAACGCATTTTTTGAGTTCTTGGATAATAAGCCGGCCGTCAAACAAACATTTTTCAATCTTCAAGAATTGCTTGACGGAAACAGAGAGGAAGTCATTAAGGCAAGACAGCAGGATTTGCGCGAGGGGTTTGCCAAGGCAGAGGAAATCATCAAGCAAAAACACGAAGAAAGAAAGGCCGGGAATAAGAATTTTTGGGCTAGACTTAGACAGCAACTCGATGATCAAAACTATCCTATATTAAAAAGACAGCGTGATTTTGAGGCAAACGGATTGGTTATGCCGGAAGAAAAGAACCCAAAATTTGCGCTCGATGAATTGCCTTTTGTGGACAATGAAAATTATCTCTTGCTCGATGATATGAACAAAGAGGTTGTCCAGCCGATAGAATTGGCCGGTATGACAATGGACGATATGGGAGAATATCTCGTGCTTAATCGTATAATGAACGACAGAAGCGACGTCGCTAACCCTTACGGATTTACACCGGACAGCGCCCGGGAACAATTGGAATACTTCAAAAAATCAGTTGGTGAGGAAAACTTCAAGATGTTGGAGGAAAAAATGAAAACCTTTCACGAAAAAGTCTTTGCTTCCGTTGAGGAGGCTGTGCGCGTTGGAAGTTATAACAAACAGATTTTTGAGGAAACAATCAAGCCAAACAAAGACACTTATGCCGCTTTCCGGGTTGTTGATTATATCGAGGAGAATATGCCGGCCACAATCAAAAAACAGGTCGGAACATTCAAAGAAATTGGAAATCCTTTCACGGCCACAATCATAAAAACATTGTCGCTTAATAGATTGAACGCATACCAGCGAGCCAAAAACACTACGATTGAAATGCTGGCCAAAGAAAATGAAGCAGTAAAATCAAAGAGTATAACCACCGACGGAAAACTCCGCATATTCAAACCAGCCAAAGGAAAAGGAACGATTCAACTTTTGGAAGACGGAAAACTTCAAAGCTACGACGTGGATCCGTATATTGCGGAAAGATTTGACCGTGATTCAATTGGAGACATCAATCGACTTGTGGCGGCCGTTGATATGTTCAATAACAATGTTTTCAAACCGCTCGTCACTACCTACAATATGGGATTCGCTTTGGCGTTCAACCCTATTCGAGACTTTAAGAGAAATTACAAAAACATCAAAAACGCGACTGTTTTGAAACTTTTGAAAGCGTATGCTACCAGTTTGCCTCAATCTTTCCGATATGCGAGAAAGGCTCAAATGGACGAGTTCACGCGCTCGCTTGTTGAAAATAAGTCAATAATGGCGCCGATAAACGACTATAATTTTGACGCTCGCGAGGACGAGTTCGGAAAAATGCTTGAAAGATACGGGCTTATCAAAGTTGATGAAAAGACATCAAAACTGCCAAAAGTTGTCCGCAAAGTTGTAATTAAAAATGTGCTGAGAATTTTGGATGGTATGCGTTTGGCTTCCAATACGTTTGAAATCGTTTCTAAAATTGCAGGCGCAAAGGTGAGAATAAAAGCCGGAGAGACTGGAAAATCGCTTTATGCGAATATCCGAGACTATACCGGAACCCCGAATTGGACAAGAAAAGGTATCCACACCCGGACCACAAATGCAATTTTTGTCTTTTCAAACATTATGAAAGAGGGGTTGAAATCAGACTATAAGGTTGCGACCAGCCCAGAAACAAGGGCAGGCTTTTGGTGGAAAACTGTCAAAGTCGATTTGCTTCCTAAAGCGATGATGTTTGCCGCTTCTGCTGGAATAATCGACGCATTGTTTGGACTTGGAGGAGGAGACGACGAAGACAAAGACGGTCCTATTAAAAAATTCTTTTCCAAAATTTCAGAATACGACAAAACGAACTATATCATTATCCCGCTCGGGACGACTTCTGACGGAAAAGCGATTTATATGAGAATACCTCACGATGAAACAGCTCGCTTGATCTCGGCCGCCTTTTGGAAAATGGCAAACTTTGCCAAGGACAAAGAGCTTTCACAGTTAAACGATATGTTCGCGATTGGAGCCGGACAGTTGCCAGCCGTCACTCCGGCAATAGACATTCTTTCAAACTGGACACAATTTTTATCAGGTAGAAATCCTTATGATAATTTCCGCGGTAGAAATGTGATTGACGACCAGACTTTCAAGGCAGGAGGTTGGCGCTCGCTTAAAAAGATGTTGCAGTGGACGACAAACACAATGGGAGTTTCATCTTTTGCAACTTATGACACCTCGAAAGATACGACCGTCGAAACAACTTTGAGACTGACCCCATTATTCAACAGATTGATAAAGGTTAGTGATTATGGATTGCAAGAGCAGGAATATACCAAGCAAAAGAAATCTGAAAAAGAAGCGGCCAAGCAGAAATTGCAGAAAAAGGAAACAATTAAGGATATGGTAAAAGAGGGGTCCGATACCGAGGACATTGTGGGCGCCGTAGTTAAAGAATTGAAACTCGACCCGGAAAACAGCATTGAAGACTACAAAAAAACCAACCTCATCAGAACAGAGGTAAAGAAAGAGCAAATCAGGCAAAGAACCGGAACCAAAACAGAAATGCTTTTGAAAGCTAAAAACAACGCGGCCAAAGTTGAAATGCTCAAAAAATTCAAATTGGAAATGGACGACCAAGAATTTTACGATTATATCAATGACCTTTACGACAACAAAGTTATAAGCGCAAACGTCTATGAACAAATTTAATCTGACAGAGATTTTTTGGACCGGAATGAAATATCTCTTATGGGCGATATACGCTTTTGCGCTTTTCGGAACCCTTATTTTTGGGACTGGCTGGGGCATTGAATAAACGACAAAATCGTGCTATAATGTGAGTATAATTAACCATTAAAAACAAACAAAATGGGACCACAAGAGCAAATCGCATTTAGTTTCGACCAAGAAACTATGCGGAAAATCGCCAAAGGCGCTATGCACGCGCTCATCGTTTCTGCGCTGTTGGGAGTTCTTGATTATCTGGCCAATATGGTCGGAATGATCAAGACTGACAACGCAATCGCGATTATGGCTTTGGCTTGGTTTTCGCAGACTGGTTATCAAACAATCCGTCAATGGATTGCCGGAATACCAGCATTTAATTCTTAAAATTTGCTTATTAGTAAATTAGAGAAATTTTATCTGCTTCTTTTCTTAGTTATAGTTTTCTTCTTATTCTTTGGCGTCTATAAGGCGGTTTCCAGTATTGAAATTGTGCCGAGAATACCGCCCTCGGAACAGCGTTTTAATCATTAAAATAAAAAATTATGAAAATCATTGATGTTTCTCACTGGCAGGATTCCAATGAGAGCAAATACATAGATTGGAAAAAAGTTCGAAAGGCCGGCGTCGATGTGGCAATTATAAAATGCACACAAGGAACCGGTATGCTTGACGATGAGTTCGCTTATAACAAAAAAGAGGCAAGGGCGAACGGGATTTTGCTTGGATATTATCATTTTGCGAATGGATCCGACGCGATAAAAGAGGCCGACTGGTTTTTGAAAAATGTCGGAGACATAAAAGAGGGAGAATTTATCGCCCTTGACTGGGAAATAGAACACTCAAACCCGGATAATTGGTGCAAGGATTGGCTTGACCGTGTTCTTTCCAAGGTTGGATTCAGACCATTACTTTATACCAATGCGGACCGAGTTAAGAGGGCTGATTGGAAAAAGGTCGCAGGCGCAAATTATGGCCTTTGGATAGCAAGATACGGAGACAATGACGATAAGGCAGAAGACAACGAAATTCCTGATACTGACGAATGGAAATTTTTTGCAATTTGGCAATTCAGTTCGACCGGAAGCATTGACGGGATAAAAGGACGGGTTGATTTGGACACAACTACAATGGACTTGCCAACTCTTAAAAAATACGGAAAGCCGGCAGAAGACGCGCAATCAACCCCGGGCAATGATTATTCCGAAAATCTGTATAAAATTTATGGAGCAGTTCAAGATTTTCTCGGAAGAAATGACGGCGAAAATCCAAACGATGATGAGACTGCTGAAATCATAAAGGACCTATCAGAACGAGGAAACCTTGAAAAGCAGAATGTTGACGCGCTGAATGAAGCTAACGGAAAACTGAAAAAGATATTGGAGTTTTTGCAAGGCAAATAAGACAACCACGCAAAAAGGCCGCCCGAAAGGTGGCCTTTTTTTATTGCCCACAAGCTAGGATTCGAACCTAGAACCCTCTCCTTAACAGGGAGACGCTCTACCATTGAGCTACTCGCGGATTATGAGCCGATAAAAGGAATCGAACCCTTGTCTTTTGTTTACAAAACAATTGCTCTACCATTGAGCTATACCGGCCTCAAACCATTTTATAAATTCGTCGATGTCGTTTGCTAAATAAAATATACCCCCGGATTTTTCAAATCTTTCCTTAAAGTTTTCTTGATCGGGGCGCAATGTTTTTATCCCGGAAGCCTTGCACTCTATGGCAATAAATTTTCCGTTGAATATCCCCAAGATGTCGGCGACCCCTTTTTCCTGCTGGGCGTTTTTTCTGAATTGCTTTCTTGTTGGGTCGAAAACTCCGACGGTGTTATTGCGCCAAAAATACCCATTTCTACACGTTAAAAGGTAGTCGAGAATGAATTTTTGGATTTCTTTTTCAGGCAATTTTTGTTTCATATTTTTTTATTATAGCACAAAAACAATGATTTTGAAATATCATTTTGGCTTTCAAGTATTATCTAGCAAGCGCTCGCTATTGACAAGCGCTCGCCAAGGGTGTATAATGGAAACATAATCACTAAAAAAAATAAATGGAACGGCCTTACATCTTCAATCGCGACGGGAAGCGCGTCATCATTCCCAAAGTTTCATCAATACCAGCGACCCGGGAATGGCTGGCCAATATAATGACATATTGCCAAGCCAACGGTATTATTACCCTTTCCGAGTTTATGGAATCGGTGGACGCAATGATTGACAAACAAATTGAGATTGAGGTCGATAAGTGGTTAGAGGAAAAAGTTTTCGGCGAGGTCGAAGTCGAAACGGTTAATTATTAAATAGATCAAGGTATGGCTAAGAAAAAGAATCCGGCAAGTGAGCTTGGAAAAATGGGGGGCAAAAAAACTTTTAAAAAATACGGCCCAGACCATTACCGCAAGCTACAAAAAGCCAGCACAATAGCCAAGAAGAAAAAGAGGCTATCCAAATAAATCTTTTTCAGTAATTAAATTAGGAAATCGCTATATGTCAACAGACCTACAAACGCAAAAGTTGAATACTCTGAAAACTACTCTTGCGTCAAATTACAAGAGACAAATCGAAAATTATTTTGGCGACGATAAAAAGGCGCTGAAATTCTTGAGTTCGGTTGTTTCTTCTGTTCAGAGAAACCCGGAGCTTTTAAATTGCGAGCCGACAAGCGTAATCAATTCGTTTATTACAATGGCCGAATTGAATCTTATGCCGTCGGACGTTTCCGGTGAGGCTTACGTTATCCCGTATAAGCAAAAAGCACAGTTCCAGCTAGGCTATCAAGGCCTCGTCACGCTTTTTTATCGGGCAGGCGTCAAGTCTATTGTATCTGAAATCGTTTACAAAAAAGATGATTTTAAATACAAGAACGGGAAAATCGAGCATAATCCCGATGTTTTTGCTGATGATAGAGGAGAAGCGATCGGCGCCTATGTGATTGTTGAGACACAGCAAGGAGGTCGAATTTCAAAGGTTATGAAAAAGGCCGACATTATGAATATCGGTCAGAAATTCTCAAAATCATATAATACGAGTTTCACACCTTGGAAAGAGGCTAACGACCCCGAGCTTTGGATGTGGAAAAAAACAGTATTGAAGCAGGTCGCGAAATTGGTCCCAAAGAATGAGACGATATTCAGGGCTATTGCCGAAGACAATAAAGACAGCAATGTTGCGGAGAGAATGAAGAAAGCGGAGCAAGAGGCGGAATCAATCAAAATGGGAAATCTTATCGAGGGACACAGTGAGGCCGGAGAAGTTAAGAAATCAGGGACGCCGAAAGTCAAAAAAACCGAACAAAAGCCAGCGCCGGAGATGATTGAAAGCGATGAGTATTTGATTGAAGAATCTGAAAAAAATCCGGGGACATTCAACATTTTCGACCAAAACGGTGAAAGAGTTGAGGGAGGAATGAGTTTCGAAGACGCGACGGCGTGGGTAAATAATAAGACCAAAAAATAAGACTTATGGCAAAAACAAGAAAAATAAAATATAAGTCGAAACTGCCGAAAATAATCAAGGGAATGAAGAAGCAGGAAGTGATTGATGGGTTTCCGCTCACACACTACTCTTATTCTTCAATGGTCCAGTTTTCAGTCAATCCGATAATGTTCAAAGTGCGGTATATCAACGGGGACAATATCGACACCGCCAACAGCATTTCATCGGTAATTGGTCGAGCGTTTCACGCCGCTATGGATATTTTTTATCAGAGCGAACCGGAAACGCAGGTCGAGGCAGGGCTTCAATATGGAATGGATTTTTTACAGGAATATAACCCGAACTTTGTTGAGTTTAATTCCACCGTTCCAAATATCCAAAAAGCCCAAGAAATTTTCGCTTTCACTTACAACGCCTATTTGAACGAGAACAACAAGAAAGAAAATGTCGTTGATACCGAGCAGAAATTGGAGGAAAAAATAGACGTTGAGTGGAGAGGGGAAAAATTATCGCTTCCGGTCCCGGTAAAAGGATACATCGACAAGATTGTCAGGGACGACAAAGGGCGCCTCGTGATTAAAGACTACAAGACTACCCGCGCGTTTTCGGACCCGGATAAGATTGACGGAGCTAAAATCATTCAATCAGTTATGTATTATTTGCTTGTTTTTAGCGCCTACGGCGAGAAACCGCACTCAATGGTATATGAGGAGGTCAAAACCACTAAAAACCGCGACGGAGGGCCACAGGTGAAGCGATACGAGATTGTATTCGAGGAAAATGAGCAGTTTTTCGACTTTTTCTTCCGTTTCTACGACGATATGACGCGAGCGTTGAGCGGGGAGGCTGTATTTGTCCCAAATATCCTTTCATTTTGGGATAATGAGACGGCCATAATTGCCTACATTCACCGGTTGGATATGCCGGAGGAAAAGGCAAAGGAGATGAAGAAACTTCGCGTCAAAAACATCACCGAGCTTTTGAAAAAGAAGATCCAAAAAGCCGGAACGATGAAGAAGTTTCTCAAAGGGCTTGAAAAGACAATGGAGGTCGCTAATAAAATAAATTACAAGGATATGTCAAAAGAGCAACAAATTCAAACCAAATTGCTCGAACACGGAATGGTCCTGCATTTCGTGGATAAAATCGAGGGGTTGAATATCGACCTCTACCGATTTGAGCCGAGCATTGGATTGAAGATGAAAAGAATTGAGGGATATGTTGCCGACATCGAGCAGGTTGTAGGAGTGTCAGGCGTTAGAGTTTTGGCGCCTATACCAAACACAACTTTTGTCGGATTCGAGGTCCCGCGCAAAGAGCGCAAATTCATCGAAGAAAAGCCAGTCAACAGGGGATTTGAATTGGCTATTGGTAAAGATGTTATGGGAGACGTGTTTTATTTCGACGTCAGAAAGGCGCCGCACATTCTAGTTGCCGGGGCCACTGGTTCGGGGAAATCGGTATTTTTGAACTCAATAATCGAACAGTTCAATAAAATCAAAAATGTTGAACTTCACTTGTTTGATCCGAAATTGGTTGAGTTGGCAATGTTTCAAGATTCAAAAAATGTCGTCGAATATCAGTCGGACCCGGAACAGATTTATTATTCATTGAAAGCGCTCGTTGATGAGATGAATGACCGCTATAAAATTATGGCGGAGGCTAAGGTCAGAAGCATTGAAAATTTATCTGAAATACCCTACAAATTTGTCGTTGTTGATGAGTTTGGAGATTTGATTGTCGGCGATTATTCGATAGTAAAGAAATACAAAAAAGGCAAGAAAATTCTCACCAAAGAGATAAGCATTTCAAAAGAAATAAGCAGATTCATTCTGTTATTGGCCCAAAAGGCGCGGGCTTGCGGTATTCATATAATCATCGCAACACAGCGTCCGTCGGTCAATATAATCACCGGATCAATCAAGGCTAATTTCCCGACAAAGGTTGCGTTCCGTTGCGCCAAAGCGATTGATAGTCAGGTTGTGCTTGATGAGGCCGGGGCGGAAAAACTGCTCGGAAAAGGAGATATGATTTTCTCCTCGGACGAGGGAGATGTTCGTTTGCAAGGTTATAATTTTTAAACAATGTAGTAATTCACTGGATTTCAATTCCAGTGAATTACACAAAACAAAAAAAATGGCTACAAAAAAATGCCAAAAGTGCGGAAAGAGAAAAGCAGTCAGTAAATTCGCAGTGCGAAGCGACAACGGGAAACTTCGCAATACTTGCAAGGATTGCATAAATGCAAGAGCGAAAGAGTTGAGAGAAAAAAAGAACTAGGTTATCCACATATCCACAGGGTTATCAACAGTTTTGAGAAAGTGGGTTGCACGTTAAAAACAAATGGTCTATAATTGCAGTATGGACAAAAGCATTACACACAACTTAAAAGTAGTTGCCAACAGGCCTCTTGTAGTGGGTAGTAATGCACCCGTCCATACTGCAAGAGGCCTTTTGGTTGCTAGAAAAAATAAATATGGAAAATAAAGGTTGGATAAAACTACATAGAAGTCTTAGGAAAAATCCCTATATGAAAAAGCCGGCTTATCGCGCCGTGTGGATTGAGCTTTTATTGGAAGCCAACCACGAGAGCAGAGATATTCTTTGGAAAGGTGAGAGGATTACCATAAAACCCGGGCAATTAACTTGTGGATTAAAGCAACTTTCAGAGTGGACGGGAGTTCCGCGCGGCACTTGCAAGCGTATCCTTGACTTGTTCAAAAGTGAAACAATGATTGAAATTCAAACAAGCAACCAATTTTCGCTTATTACAGTCAAAAATTGGGAACAATATCAATCAACTGAAACACAAAATGAAACGACAATGAAACGCCAACGAAACGCCAGTGAAACGCCAGTGAAAACACCTAAAGAATGTAAGAATGTAAGAATTAAAGAATTAAAGAAAGAGAACCACATCAATTTTCTTTTAAATATACCCGCAGAAGTTATCGCAGAGTTTTCAAAGGAATTTAATGTTTATGAGCAGGGAATACGAGGGAAAGGTAAGGATTTATATAATTATTGCAAAGCTAAAGGTAAGCAATATAAGGATTATAAGGCTTTTATGAGAAATGCTTTAAAAAGGGATTTTGGGGAAAGAAAACCGGAAGATATTGAGCTTCAAGAACGGATCAAAGCAACACAAATGAAAAGTAATCAATCATCTACTTTTGCGAAAAATCTCGCGGATAAGATGAAAATGTAAAAATGAAAAAAGATAAATTCGAAAATTTCAAAGCAAAAATGTTCAAAAAGTATGAGCGTCTTCCAAAAATGGACGCTACGAAATGCGAGCAGGCTTGCCGGAGTGGAAAATGTGATTTTAAGTGTTGCACTGTTTCTGGGTGTTCAGACAAAGAGGCTCGATTTATAAATAAATTCATCAAAAAAAATAAACTGGATTTGCCAAAAACTGAAATGTATATCGGGGACGGATACTTTATACCAAGCATAAAAGACGGGAAATTGATGAGTTTAGAGGATATTGTGAGATTTTCAACAGACAAAAAAGAGTGGAAAAATTCTCCAAAATGCGCATATTTAGGAGAAAAAGGTTGTTTAATTTATGAAGCTAGGCCGGCTATTTGCCGATTATTCGGGTCGATAAAGCAAATGCCGTGCGAGCTTTTCCCGGAAGAAGCTAAAAGCGATCTTCCAGCGAAAGATTTAACAAATAATTTTTAAAATAAACATTATGCAACAGCTACAAATCGTTTTCGACGAAATGGTTGAAAACAAAAAAGAATTGAGAAAGTTAAAAAATCAATACAAAGAAGCGCTAAATGACGCCGACGAATATCAGGAGACGGTTGAAAAAATCAAGGAATTGAAAAATAAGAAAAAGCAAATTGAAACATTGGTCCAAAGTAAAATGGGTGATTCTTATGATAAGATTGATGATTTGACGCGCGGAATAAAAGGACAAAAGCAAATGATTTCAGATATTGCTATGTCAAATTTAATGGACGGAAAAACGGTCGAAGTTTCCGACAAGTTTGGCAATTTATACGAGCCGGAATACAAAGTCAATTTAAAGAAAACCGATCAGGTTTTAAAAAAATAATATGGAACAACAAGAAACAAAATGCCCGCACTGCGGGGCGAATATGAAAATTTGGGAGTTCCGTTTGACGCCCGGATTGGTTGAAATTTTAAAAACCTTTGTCGGGGCCGTCAAAAGAAAAGGAAATAATGATATTCATTTCGCGCAAGATATGATTCAAAGCAATACTCAATACACCAATTTTCACAAATTGAGATATTGGGGATTTATTGCGAGGGTAAAAGATGAGGCCGGAAACCGGATTGCCGGACACTGGCTACTCACGAGGTTAGGCGGACAGTTTTTGCGGAACGAGGTCGAGGTCCCGCACACAATCAAGATGTGGAGAAATAAGATTTATGAAAAATCAGAGGAGACGGTGAAGATAAAGGATTTTTACCCTCCTGAATATAGCGACGAGTATTTTCAAAACGAATTTAGCTTTGATATTTTTCAGGGCAAATTGTTATAAAAAAATGCAAACAATTTTAAAATGCTCAAACTGTAATCAGGGATTGGCTGTCATAACAGAGCCGAAAGGGCAGAAAAAAGACGGCTCGCCTACAAAAAAAATGATAAGTGTCTTAATCTGTAAAAACTGCGGTAAGCGCTACGACGGCGCGCCGGAGACAAAACAAAAAGAAAATGAATTGGAAAAATCTGCGGAGGAATAAATGTCCGCAATGTGGCAAAAGTTTGGTCGATAGCTTTGGCCTTGATAAATTCTTAATTTGTAAGTGTGGTTTCCAAATTTCAGAGCAAAAAATGAAAGAAATTTGTGCCAACATCGAAGCGCAAGAATTGGGAGAATTTGAAAAGATAGCAATTTTATGCGATCGGTGCAAGGCTGAATTTATGGGACCGGAATATCTCTTAGAGCGTCCGGCAGATGAGGCAATATGCCCCGAATGTCTAAGCGACGCAGAAGATGACTTTTAAAAAAATGGAGAAAACCAAAAAATGCCCGGTATGCGGAAAGGTTCTGCTAAAATGCGGGCTTAAAAATCACATAATAAATAGCGCTAAAGGCGAAGTGTGGGAGATGTTCAAGGCCGGGGTCGTCGGAAAAAAACCGGACTTCTCAAAAATGGGACACTCGGAATTTTATTCCGAAAATATACGCGAGGCAGAACATAAAATCACATTGAGCCATACAAAAATATGAAAAAAATTGATTTCAAGGAGGTTGAAATAAAAGCTCACAATATCTTATTTGCTTCGACAAGCGAGCAAGATTATGAAATGTCGAGGGTTATTTTGTTGAGCGGACCGTCTTATTCTGAATTTATAGTTGTCGAGGGTAGCCATTGTTCTTACTATGATTTTGATGAGACAGAATGGTCGGCCATAAAATACACCGAGGAAGAATTGAAAAAGCTGGCTGAAACTTGGGAAAAATCAGAATGGAGCGTCGAGGAAAGGGAACTCGGTAAATTTATTAAAAGATATTTTTTAATATGAAAGTAATTTGCGGGGACGCTAATCCACACGGAAATATCGCAATGACCTCGAAAGGCGGTTGCGGAAAAGAGCTTGATATTCGAGACGCCTATCGTTGCACGGGGTGCGGGGTATTCTTTCATCTTGATTGTATTTATAACCATTTCGAGGAGGAGGAGGGCCACGATGTAGCCCGGAACGCCTTGAAGAAAATAAAACAGGTTGCAGAATATGCGTCGGATTATGATATGTCAAGAACATTGAAAGTTTCACTGAAAAAGATTGCTGTCGAGGGTCTTGATCGGCAGAAAGATAATCGGAGAATGAAATTGAAAGACGGGGATTATTCGGCAACGATTGAATTTTGGGACCCGGTGAAAAGGTCGTTTGTTTTTGAGAATGTTATCATCTACGCCAAGACGATAAAGGAGGCAGAAATGCTTTTGAGAGGAAACCCGCTCGAACGTGAAAAAATGAAAATCAAGAAGCTGGAAAAAAATTGAAAAGTGTGCTATAATTTAATCAACATAAATCGCCAAACTTGAAAATAAAAATATGTATCTCTTTTTTGACACAGAGACAAACGGGCTTCCGAAAAAATGGGACGCCCACGTCCACGACTTAGACAACTGGCCAAGAATGATTCAACTTGCTTGGTCGCATTACGACGAAAACGGAAACAAACTCGCAGAGCATAGCTATATTATAAAACCAAACGGTTTTGCTATACCGGAAGAAACCGCAAAAATAAACAAAATAACGCAGGACAGAGCGGAGAAAGAGGGAGTGCCGATTCATTATGTTTTGGAGTTATTCGATTTGACTCTTTCGCAATCAGATTTTTTGGTCGCGCATAATATCAGTTTTGACAAGTCGATTGTCGGGAGTGAGATGATCCGGCTAGGCTGGGAAGACGCCTATAAAAATTTTTCCGAAAAAGAGAGGATTTGCACAATGCAGAAGACGACGCAGTTTTGCAAGATTCCCGGAAAGTATGGGTATAAGTGGCCAACGCTGGCAGAACTTTACGCCAAAACACACCCGGGAGGATTATTGGACGAGGAAGCAATGCACGACGCGCTTCAAGATGTCCGCGTAATGGTTGATTGCTTTTTCAAACTTAAAGATAAAAAAATTATATGATAAGAAAAGTATTCGCAATGGTTTTCGTAAAGCCGGGAACAAACAGATTGATTCTTTCGTTGAAAGACGCTGACACACTTTCAGGCGCCTTGATAAGCGCAGAGGGTGAAATGCAGAAAATGGGAGATGACCCGTCAACATTCAGTCTTGCAGTTTCATCGTTTTTGCCGGTTAATCAGATTCAAGGATATAGCGAAGCGACGGCGCCGGAGCCGGAGAAGAAGCCGGAGACAGCGACGGAGGTTGTGATTAAGGAGAAGAAAAGCGACACGACAGTCAAAAATAAGTTGATGAAAAAGATTATTGGGGAAAAAGACAAGGAGCTTTTGAATAAGATAAGTTTTGTTTTTACGAAAAATGAGGTTGATTTTTTAATCGAAGAAATAAAGAAATGAAATTTGACGAATATAAAACAATCATAAACGACCAAGAGAATTATAAGGATATTGCAAAGCAATTGGTAGAGGGAGAGGGTGCGGTTTTATTCGCGTGGACAGACGGCCAAGGAACTCAATTTGATATTTTATTGGCTATTTGCCCGGACGTTATTTTTGAGAATGACATTTTGATTCAAGGAGGGGTGAAATCATCAGACTTATTTGTGAGTGTTATGCGGATCGGTTCTTTCGGTTTCAATTTGGACACCGAAAGCCACCCGAATTATTATGCCGAAAAATTGGGAATTGGGACCGGTGAAACGGCCAACAAATTTGCGGAATTTATAAATAGCATAAAAAAAGAAATAAAAACCTATGAAGCCTAAAACACCCGGGCAAAGCCCAGCAAAAAAAAGAACTCGCGAAGAAAGAAGAAAGCGCAAGGAAGCAAAGCAACTCAAACAGTCAAAGATTTCAGAAGAAAAGAAGCTCGAAAAGAAAATGCTAAAAAGGTTAAAGCGTGAGCGCGTAGCGCGAGGGCATAGAATGGAAGCAAGAAACAAAGACATAGCGGCTAAGAATAGGCAGGTCCGGGAGATTAAGGAAATGTTGAAGAAGTCGAGAGAGGCTCAAAAAGAAAAAAAGAAAAGTTTTTGGGAAAGAATCAGGGAATTATTTGAGGTTTTATTTAGAAGAAATAAAAAAGTAAATGCCTAAGAAAAAGACAAAAAAAGCAAAAGTTTCGAAAAAAAAGACGGTTTCAAAAAAATCGAGTGTTAAAAATGAAAAAAAGGCCGTAAAATCAAGGAAAATTGAGAATTTGAGACAAAAAAAGACAATGCAGAAAATGTCGGAAAATGTAGGAAGTTTGAAAAGGTCAATGATTGAGGCTGGTTATTCTGAAAGTTATGCTCACAGTGGCAGGATTAAGAAGACGAAAAGCTGGAAGCAACTCGTAGATGAAAACATTTCTGATAAATTGATTGCCGAAGCTCACAGAAAAACTTTGACGGCCAAAAGACTTTTACAGATGAATTTTGATGAAGATATGCCGGACGAAGAAATTGCAATGATTATGGACGAGGCAGGCTTTACGGTTATGCGGATCCACGAGGCCGAGGTTGAATATACAAATAGCAAGGGAGAATTGAAATCGTTTCGCGCAAAGAAATGTGTTTATGCAGTCCCGGACACAATGTCAATGAACAAGGCAATTGATATGGCTTACAAACTTAAAGACAAATACCCGAAAGAGAAATTGGATTTGACTGTCAATCGTCCTTTCAAGGATTTGACTGATGAGGAGCTGGCCGAGGTTATAAGCGAAAGTAAAAAATTTTTAAGAAAAGAAAAATGAGCGAAATATCAAACAAGTATTTAAAAAAAGTGATAACTGTTGATTATAAAGGCGGTCGTTTGTTTGTTAGATTGTTTCAAAATGAGCTTGGTTGGTCATATCGCTGGATATTCGAATATGAGAGTAAAAAATATGGCGACGGGCCAGTAGGAATGGCACACGAAAAATATCCGGGCGATGATAAGCTCATTGAGATAGGCAAGAAGTGCGCGACAAGACTTTTGGTCGATCTGAATAAGGTTAATAAAAAGAAAAAATGAAAAGAAATTTTTTATGGACAATTTGGGACACGGTCGAGAAAGACTACGCGGTAGATAATCGCTTGCAGTTGCAAATCTTCAAAGACAAAGAGCCGTGCGAAAGGTTATGTCATTGCTGGAATTGGAATCAAGAGGGACGCTTTAAGCCTAAAAAAATACTAATAAACAAATAAATGAAAAAGTTTTGGACAAAGTTTCTCGTTTTCATTGGTTATCTTAGTCCGTGTTGCCACGCTAAAACGCTATATAATGAGCCGTGGGACCGAATTTACTGCTCAAAATGCCAAAAACGATTGAGATAACAGGGTCAAAACTGAATAATAGCCTATGGAATACACGCAGTTGTTGCTTCGGACGATTGAATCGAGCTTGGATAAGATTGAAATGTTGCTCGCTTTTATCACATTTTTATTGCTAATAATTGTTTTTAGGAAAAAATAAATATGGAAATCGTAAAAAACCACTACATACCCGGCGAGAGGGTAAAAAAATACTCGCAGATCGAGAGCATTGCCGCCGAAATGATTAAGTTTTTGGAGGCAGGAATCAACAAAGGAGAGTATAGCGACGGATATGCGCTTGCTCACAATCAGGTTGAGGATAAAAAACCGCTTTCTTTTTTTATTGTTCATTCTCAATATGCCGGCGACGGGGTGAAGACGGCAAAACTGTTTGAAAGCCAAGTCATAATGAACCCGGAAATTATCGAGGCGCCGGAAACAATCGAAGTAAGCAACGGGACCAATAAGGACACAAGGAAAAATGTCATCGAATACGAGGAGGGTTGTTTCTCTTTCCCGTATAGGAAGCCGAGAAAGGTTAAAAGGTTTTTTAGTATCAAGGTTAGATATTACATTCCGCGCCGTTTCTTTGGTATGAAAAAGGTTGAGAAATGGATCGAGGGCTTGCAATCTCACGTCTTCCAGCACGAAGAACAACATTGCAGAGGTAAAAACATCTATTTCGAACAATAAAATGAATAAAGTATTTAAAAAAGTCCTGAATGTCAAAATGGACAAAGAGAATTACGAGGTTGATATTTTAAGGGTTGGGGAAAATATAGGCTGGGTATTGGAACACAAGGGCAATGGATATGGTGATTTCGTTTGCGTAAAGCAGGAAATAACAAAAGAAGTCTTTGAAGATGTGGTCGATATTTTCAAGGACCAAATAGGTTATTTATTAAGAACTTTGAAAAGAAAGGAAAATAATTAAGAGTTTAAAAAAATGGAAAAAGTAATATCAAGTGAAAAGTTGCCAATCAAACTTTGGCTAAATGACATCGAAGACGGAGCAATGGAGCAGGTCAAAAACCTTGCTAATCTTCCTTTTGCTTTTAAACATATCGCTATTATGCCGGACAGTCATCAAGGTTATGGTATGCCGATCGGCGGAGTGCTTGCCACAAAGGGAGTTATAATCCCGAACGCTGTTGGTGTAGATATTGGTTGCGGTATGTGCGCAGTAAAAACAAATTTGAAAGAGGGATACAAAACAGAGGACCTCAAAAAGGCCTTGGGTGAAATAAGGAAACAAATTCCGGTTGGTTTTTCACATCAAAAAGAGAAACAAGACGAGGAACTTATGCCGGTAAATAAAATCGGAGAATATAATAATTGTTTTGTGCAAAAAGAATATCCGATTGTGAATGAACAATATCAGTCGGCGCTCAAACAAATTGGAACTCTCGGGGGTGGAAATCATTTCATCGAAATTCAAAGAGGGTCTGACGGTTATATTTGGATTATGATTCATTCAGGTTCCCGAAATTTGGGGAAGCAGGTCGCCGATTATTATAATAAACTAGCCGTTAAATTAAATAGGAAGTGGCACACGCAGGTCCCGGAGAAATGGGAGCTGGCTTTCTTGCCGCTTGATTCAGAGGAGGGAAAAAAGTATTTGAAAGAAATGCAGTATTGCGTTGATTTCGCTTTGGCGAATAGGAGCTTGATGATGAATAGAATTTTAGAGATTTTCACAGATATTTTCCCGGATTTTGAAATAAGCAGAGAATACGCAGGAAATGGAATTTTAAACATTGCGCATAATTACGCGAGAATTGAAAACCATTTTGGCGAAAATGTTGTCGTCCACCGAAAAGGAGCGACGCTTGCAGATGAGGACACTATCGGCATTATTCCGGGAAGCCAAGGAACAGCAAGCTATATCGTCAAAGGAAAAGGAAACTCGGACAGTTTCAAATCTTGTTCTCACGGAGCAGGTCGAAGAATGGGGAGAAAACAGGCCGAAAGAGAATTGAATTTGGAGGAAGAAATAAAGCGCCTTGATGATCAGGGTATTCTTCACGCTATCCGCGGTAAAAAAGATTTGGACGAAGCGCCCGGAGCATATAAAGACATTGATGTTGTAATGGAAAATCAAAAGGATTTAGTCGAGGTCCTTGTAGAACTTAAACCGTTGGCAGTAATTAAAGGATAAAACAATGAAAAAAATTCTTAACTTTCTCACGCTTGGCTTTTATTCTGATTATCAAAAATATAAAGATTATTGCAAAAAGATTGAGGAGATTGAAGATGAAAACACTGAAAGCCCAATAAGAACAAAAAAGCAAAGCTATCCGCCGACAATCCTTGTGGATTTCGACGGTGTGATTCATAAGTATTCGAAAGGTTGGCTTGACGGTTCTGTTTACGACGAGCCTGTTGAGGGGTCTATTCAGGCAATGGCAAAATTACAGCGCAAAGGTTTTAGGGTTGTCATTTTCACGGCACGCAGGGAATATCTTGAAATTGGAAAATGGGTCCAAAAGCACGATAAGAAAAAGGAGCTTAATTTCAATGAGCTTATAATTACCAGCACAAAAGTTCCGGCTATGGCATACATTGATGACCGCGCAATTCGTTTCAATGGAAATTGGCAGGATATGCTTAATTATTTCTAAATGTTCTTTGGGGAGTGTCATTGTAATCGGATCATTCCGAATCGACCCGGAATGAGATAAGCGCAAAGGGATTTTATTTATTTTGCCCGATGTTGCTATCGCGAGGGGACACCATTTCGGGACGAGGCAAGCCCGACCTTTCTAGTAAATTTATGGAAAAAGAAATTATAATTTGTGCCGCAGTCAAAACAACCACGGGGAAAATCTTTCGTGGTCATCTCCATAGCGATTGCTATACTGCTATCAGAGTGCGAAAATACGCGCCTAGCAACGAATTACACGCGGAGGGGTTCATTTCATCAAGAAATAGGTTTGTAGAGCGTGAGGAGGCGTTGAGACTGCAAAAAGAAGCTGGCATTAAGTCGATATATCCAAGCGGATATTGTGACGAGGAAAGACTTTTTAGTGAGGATTTATATTAAGCATTAAAACAAAAAATATGTATCAAGATGAAAAAGAAACAATAATGATGTGGATTGGACTTACAGTTGCCGCTTTCGTGTTTTATTTAATTTGTTTGCCGGGTAT